CATGCAGATGACATCCTAAAAAGTGTTTTGTAAGTTTAGGCATAATCTTAGAATAATGCAAAGATTGTATAAAGTCCGTTGCTTGTGACCTAGAAATCTCTTTTATCACAAAATTATATTTCAAAGTTCTAAATCCTGTGCCTCAGTGTATAGTGAACGCATGGTATTCTTGAGTCTATCCTTATCCATCGTAACGTCCAACTCATCTATATATTTCTCTAGTAGAGTCATTGTATCCTCTGTGTTCTCAACAATATCATCCGATACATTCTCTGCATCCAGTTCAGAGAAGTCCTCAATAATCTTTACTTCATGTGCATCAGCCTGTAGAAGTTTGTCCACGAACTTATCGAACTGATAAAGGTCTTTCTTGTTCACCACAATAACCTTCACATACATGTCCTTGAACTTAGACATGTCATATTCCGTATAATCTGTTGTAGTATCGTCATAGTAAACTTTCTCAAAGAGACGATACGGGTTGACAATACGTTCTAGTTCTCGCGTGTCTGTATCAAAGATGTGAAACCCGCGAGGGTCTTCATAGTCACTCCAGTAAATCTCATATGGTGTGCCAAGATAATAGATATGTCCATCATCAGACTTGTGGTGAAAGTGACCACTCATTACTATGTCAAACCTCTGAAAACTTTCTTTATCATATGCACCATCAGCAAACTGCCCCTTATGCATTTCAAACCCGTTCACCTCTAGATGACCCATCGCAATCTGAGCGGGTGAACGTGATAGCGCAGTCATAGACTCATCGTAGTTGTTTGCGTTTATCCAAGGAATGAACTGAATAGGAACACCATCAAACTCGACAACCTCTGGACCTGTGTAGATGTTGCACCTGTCTCTACCGACAAGTTCTTCCATAGAGTTTACTTCGTTTGTGTTCTTGTAATAAGTGTCATGGTTGCCAATGATGATATGTAAGTCGATACCCAACTCTGCAAAACGATTGATGAACCGTTGACGGAAATCGTTAGCAATCTTAAAACTAATAAACTTGCGTCTGTCTACTACATCACCAAGGTGAACACACGTAGTTATACCCCTCTTCTCCAACTCTGGAAAAAAGATATCGTCGTAAAATTTATAGAAGTAATCATTCACATTCTGGTTATCATTACGAGCACCAAAATGAGTATCCGTTACGAGTGCGATTTTCAACTAATCGTATCCTCTAACTGCATCTGTTTCATCTTCTTCCATGAACCGTTCTAGACCAGACTTCTTTTTTTCTGTCTTTTTATTCTTTGGTTTGTACACATCCTCATCGGGAAGATTATCTATAGCCCAACCCTGTGGAACTTGATAAGACCTATCATCGCTCGCCATGGTAGTCCAAGATTGATGGTCTGTTTGTTCTATAACTTTATTCTTGATGTGTGTTTGTTTTTTCTCTCTTTGAATCCTTCTGAGAAATGCGTAATAGATAATCTGTGTAAAATACGCAAATGGGTTCTTTGATTTCTCTGGGTCAAAGTTTGACGCATACTGCAAACAATTTTCTATACCATCAGAAATCATTTCCTCTTTATATGTATAGTTAATAAAGTTAGGTCGATATGAAAGGTGTGTTGCGATCTTTAGAAAACACTCACCAATGTAATTAGTCACAGGTGGTCTTTCTTTACCGTCACCCTCAGCGACCTTACATTTATCTTTCCACTCGGACATTGCCTGTAGAAAAACTTTGTTATCTACGTAATGCTCACCTTTTTTTCTTTTAGCCATGACTACTCCTTATAAAGTTCTTTCACAATACCATGCGCGAGTATATTTGTCAAGTACCAAAGGAGACTTGACATTATGAAAAATATGTGTATAATCAACTATGTTGAGGTTTCAGTGATAAATCTTATCTTCATTATCTTCTAGTTCCTCTAGAAGTTCTTCATATAACTCTTCGTTTTCAATCTCATCTAGCTCTCCCACATCAGGTGCTTCATTTATCCATGCATCATGTGCCTGTAGACATTTTTCATAATATATGCATAGTCCGGCTGAAGCCCTCGCAGTCAAAATAATTTTTGATTTTTCAATCTCAAAATATTTTTGCTCTGTAAAAGGTTGCACCCATCTTGTGAGCGCAAGAGATTCTGTCATAGCACCTCTATTAATTTTAGGTACAACATTCATAAGCAAAGGATTACAAATCTCATAGTGCGTATCATAATCAGTCATCTCGCAGATGATGTTTTCACCACTGACTAGTTTTATGACTTTATATTCCGTATCTATCATTTTAGTTTTACCTTGCTAATTTCATAATCAAACTGTTCACTGTTGTAAATATTTAGTCGCTCTGTGAAGTGTCTCAACGTATAATTGTCTTTTCCTAAGTCATCAGCGATATCAAATATTAAAACTGAATCCTTACCTGATGATATACGCAACCCTCTCCCGATAGATTGGAGCACTCGTATTTTTGATTTTGATGGACTGGCGAGCACGATATTATTAATGTTGCGAATATTAATCCCAGTAGAAAAAGTACCGTAGCTTGCAATGGTAGTAGATGATATGGAGTTATCAACAATACCACGAATTTCTTCACGCTGTTCAGCGCTCGTTGCACCATAGACAAAATGGACATTTTCTTTCCCCTTCATTCCCTCATATAGAACTTTACCATGTTTCTCTACTAACTGAAACAAACATAGAGTATTCCCATTAAGATGCTGTAAAAGATTACAGCAAAAATCAATTCTTTTTTTGTTGGTAACAATATAATCCAACTCTTCAGCATAAGTCATCTTTTCTCTAATATTAGGATGTTTAAGAACTATACACTTTATTTTGAGATTTGCAAGTGACTTGCTTTCTATAAGTTTTTTAGTTGACGTAACTTTTTCTACAGGACCAAACAATCCCTCCAATACAAGTCTATGTGTCTGTGTCCCATCAAGTGTGCCCGTAAATCCAAACCTGTATTTACAACCATGCAGTTTGGTCATGATTCCTGTGAGAGACTTTGCCTTAAACATATGTGCCTCGTCACCAATCACACACCCAAACTGCTCAAAGTATTTTTTGGGCATCTTATATAAAGATTGCCACGTTGATATCACAACATCTCTCTCTACCTTTGTTGTATATCCCTGATATACTTTCTGACAATAAGTTCTGGGTGACCATCCGTAATCTTCAAAGTCACTGTACATCTGCTCCACCAGAGAAGTGGTGGGAACCAGAATGAGTGTCTTGAGTCCTGCCATGTGGTAGTAACGAACTAATGAATATATTATAAGTGATTTACCAGATGCAGTAGGACTAAGAATGAGGGCACGATCCACTCCAACGGCATGAGAGAAAGCTTGAATTTGGTAATCTCGTACTTTGATGGATTTACCTTGCGATTTGGGTTTGAGACTTTTGATAAACCCTCTAGAGACCGTATCCACAACATTCCGCTCATTTCTTACTCCCTCTTCTAATTTATATTCTATGTTGTTATCACCACAGTATTTTATGATGTAGTCAAGAAGTCCAACATATATCTCACCATTTGCAGGCGAGAAAAGTCTTATCTTACCATCCCAAATACGTTTACGATACATGGGCATGAACTTAGCGCCAGGCACTTCAAACGTAAAGAACTCAGTAAGTTCACGTCGAGTAGATTCAGACATGCCATCTAGTATTAGATAGACTTCATTCTTTTTAGATATGTGCATTTTGTAATGTGTTTGGTTCACCATATTCACCGCGAACTAATATGTTCCATGATATACTCATACGGTCCTCTGGGGTAGGGGGAACCCAATGCATGAGCCAAGATGGAAAGATAAGTGCAGAGTTTACCTGAGATTTAAATTCCACCATACTTGAGTTGTCGGCATTTGGTGTATTTCTGGGTTTAAAATATGATGCACTTGGTCTTGGGTCAAAAAATTGAATTGGTGACCCGCTCTTCAAATAGTATACTCCAGATAAAATATTATTAGAGTGTGTATGGGGTGCATGAGATTCTCCCTTTTTTAATTCATTACCCCACATGTTAGTCATCTCAACACTGTCAAATTCGTACCCATCTCTTTTTAATATTTGGTCAGTCAATACCATAATTTGATTTACAAGTGGTTTGAAAAATGATATTTTATGGAGAGTATCGTCTCTAGTAGTTGGTCCACCTTCATCCCAACCATTACAACACTTCTTAATATAGTTTGTCATATGTTTTCTATCATACTCACTCAAATCCAGAAGCAGCACATGAATGTTTGTTGGAAAACACTTGTGTGTAATTACATCAACCATGATACGATACTCCATCTAGTTCCTTTTGTGACAACCTCTGCTCCATGCGGGAACATAAAATTAGATGGGAACACTACAGAAGACCTAGCTTTAGGTTTGATTCTCTTAGTCGCGACTGTAAATTCGCCTCCCTCATAATCATCGTTTAGATACAACAAAACAGTCGCGTGTGGATATCCGTAGTGTTGTCCATGACTATGATGAATGCTATCATAATGTTTAGACATAAATCCTCCCTCTGAGTATCGGTTAATGCGAAAGTCAGTAACGTGTTGCACAGAAAAATATGGATGGTCTGCCATGTACATTTCTATAGAATCTATAAAACACTTTTTAAGGGGTTCATATAATTCGTGTGTATTACGAATCCAAAACTCATCCATATTTACTCGTTCATTAGAATCCTCTAAAGATAAATTACTACCATCTCTTGCAAATCCAGATTTTTCAAAATTAAGATTTGATTTCATAACCCTGTCAGATAGACTTTGGGAAACTACGTTTGTATACACTCCAATAAACTTTGAAATATTATAATCAATGTCCATTATCACACACCTTTAAACATATATCTGGCCATTCGTCTTCTTTGTTCTCTATAACGTCGAAGAAATTTATCCACTCATCTGAAAATATTATCTCTTCAATTGAGTCAACGTTATCAATTTTTAGTCTCTCTTTATATAGAGAGGATATCAAACCGTGTTTGGGGTCACTCCCATCGTTGACACGGGTATAACAACAGGGTAATATATAACCTGATGGATGTTGACTTAAAGAACAATCTCGCTCAAGACACTCTGGTTTTTTCATGTCGGACCACTTTTAAAAGTTCTGGGTTCTCTAGTTAAAAAGGTCATACCCTTTGATAACGACTTAGCTTCTTTAATATGGTCTTTATTATAATCAAACACTAGGTATTGCCACACCACGTTCATCCCCATATCAACAGCCATCTTCATTACTTCAAAAAGTTTTACACCATCTTGATTAACTCTGTACTTATGACTCTCCTCTGGTAGTCCATCTAAACCAAAATACCAAGTTGCATTTGGGTTAGCATTGAACGCTTTAACATACCAATCTATACTTTTATGAGAGGCAGCATTGTGAACTGTAACCACTTTATTTTTGCAGTAGTTTAAAAACTCAATAAATTTTGGATGAAATACAGGGTCAGATACACCACCACAAAATTCTAACCCATCAAAAAAATTACAGACCTTTACAAAATCCTCAAAGGGCATATCCTGACCATGTATATGCCAACCAAGATTTTTATAAATGGTTCTTCTACACTCTGGACATGCAAGGGTGCATCTTGTAGTTATGTCAAGATTTATTTTTCGGCGGTCAATCATAAACTTAGATCATTCCTGCCTCAAACTTCTTCCAATCAGTTGCGTTACGAATGTCCCACCCACGATTATCAATAGACTTAATAACGCCCTTACAATAATCTACACATGACTCAAAATATCCAATCTTATTTTGTATTCGTAGGATATCATCATCTGACTGTATGTACATCTGTAAGTCTGTCTTCATAACTTTTATGTCGAATGGTTTCGCGGCATAGACCTTTGCATCTGCCTTACCACCATAGTACTCCCACTTCTCACGGTACATCTGTTGGTGGTCTGTTCTCGCTTTGATAAGTAACAGTTCAAACTCAGATTTCAAGTCTAACCATTTTTGTTTAATCATTTGATTCTTGAAAGATTCCTGATCTATATGTTCTTGATCAGTTATTGGTAGGTCTTCTTTTGCAATTTGTTTTAGAGTTTCTAAATCCATTATATCTCCATGATAAAAAAAGTGAGCAGAGTTGATTACTCTCCTTGTGTATATTGACCCTAGTGAGGCTGCCGAGTAGTCACTAGATAATTAAGTCTCAGATTTAATAAATGTTAAAGTTTATCGCATCTGCTCGTTTTTATTTATACTAACTAATTGCTTCTATTTCATATATTGAATATGCAAAAGTTGCGCTAACTGAAACATACTCAACGTCCGTAGCTGCTTGAGTAAAATCCAATGCGTCTAGAGAGGTGGGATATAAGTCACGAAAGAAAACGTTAGCAACAGGATTGTTTTTATTTGAAAGAATTGTTAGAGACGCATCAGAGAACATTCCTCTCACGGCGGTTGCTGGTTGCACGTCACCGATATCTGTGCTTGTGCCTACTGTCGTAGATGGTGTTGCAGATGTAGTTGTACGAAAGTTTTTAAACTGATCTGTACTTTTTGGGAAACCAATCGCAGTAATCCACTCATGTATAGATAGATAGTTTTCTAAAAATTCATCACAAATAAATGATATCTGCAATGGGTCAAACGTAACTTTGTCTCCCATCATTGGTAGGTCAACAAGTCTTGTTGGTGAAAATGAATTACCCATGCTGATGGATGGAACCTGTGCAGACACAGTAAAAAACTCCACCTTTGGAAGTTGGTGAATATTAAACTTAAACTGTGTTGGACTCAGATAGTCTAATTTATCAGGTTGTCGTTCTATTGCTGCGGTTATTGCCATAATAGTATTTATAAGAAAAAGGGAGTGCCCTTTCGGACACTCCCCAAGTTTCCCCACAAACTTTTTTTGTTATTATTACATAAGGTTTGTGACTTTAACGCGACGATACCAAGCGTTGGTGTTTGCATCCAGTGAAGCATCGGTGTTAACCGTATCACCAGCAGAAACCGCTCCGGCAGCAGCAAACGGGTTTGCAGCCATTCCGTAACGGGTTTTGAAACCAATCTTGGGCTGGAAGGAATTCTCACCAACCGCACGGACCATTTGCAGAGGTACGTATGGGCAGTAGAAGAAACCAGCATCATAAGGAGAAGTACCCTTATAACCGCAAACGTAGTACTGAGAAGCAGCAACGTTAGCAGAGTACGGGTCAACGTATACCTTATAACGACCATTCATCACACCAGCGAATGTATTCGCAGTGTCATCAACGTTCAGTGAGTTGTTGAGAGCAGGCGTGTAATCAAGAACACCAGCCATCTGAAGTGCAGAAGCAACATCAGCGGAGCAGATGATCATGTTACCCTTACCGCGACGAGTCTGTTGACCAATCGCATTGGCATCACGCTCAATCTGGAACATCAGACCCTTGAACTTCTCAACTGACCAACGTCCGTTGGAGTCTGTGTCAAGGTCAAAGATACCAGCAGTTGTCGTATTAACCTGAGCACCTTTAACAGCGGTGACATACAGGGAACGAATAACTTCACGGTTGATTTCAGCAAGGATTTCTGTGGACAGAATGTTGCTGAGTTCTGTCTCGGCATCAAGACCGTGAATTGCTTTAAGGTCTTGTGCGAGTTCCATCGTGTACTCTGCCTTGAGTGCGCGAGACACGGCGGTAACCGTGGATTTTTCGATTGAGAACGCCATCTGTGCGAAAGCGTTACTACCACTGTCACCAAGTGCTTCCGCCTCAGAACGTGTCATACCTGTGGCACTTACATACGTACCAGCAGAAGGACTGTCGTTCAGAACGGCAGGGTTGGTTTCCGTA